AAAAAACCCCGGCGGGTACTTAGGACTTTTTCCCCGCCGGGGCCCCAACAGGAGCGGGCCCGAAGGCCCACCCACAGTCACTCACATTCTATCAACCTGTCTCCCAGCACAGCAAGCCGTTCGCTTGCCTGGAGTCGCAGGTACTCACGCTGCCCGCCGACAGGATGGCAGCGATGGCGGAACTCATGGAACAGGAGGTGAGCGCGGCGGATCGTACCCATGTACTGCCACACCTCACCGTACTCGGCGTTGTAGCACACGGTCGGCTGCGGCTGGTCCGCATTGACGTAGTGCTTTGCCAGCCTGTCCCACATGTAGTCCCACTCCGCTGTGTCCCGCTGGACAAACAGCACCTGGCGTTCAGTCTGCATTTCCATCAGCGGCAGGTGATCGTCTTCCATCACAGGGCTCCTGACTTCACGGCGTGCAGCAGGGCGACCGCCAGTTTCTGGTAGTCGATGTACTCGGCCACCGAATCCATGTCGATATGCCCGGCGATGTCCTCCAGATCCAGCTCCTGGGCCAGGTCGGACACGCTGATCTCGCCGGCAATGTCGGACCAGTCCAACGCACTGGCGATCTCACTGTGGTCAACCTCTCCGGCGATGTCGGCAACGTCGAACTGCTGGGCCAGTTCTTCGATGCTGACGCACTCGGCAAGCGTCTCGTATTCCAGGGTGTGGCCGGTCTTCACCAGATCCACCACCCGCTCGGCAATGGGGTCGATGTCCATCTGCAACTGCACCTTGCTGGCCAGGTCCAGCGTGTCAATGCTCTCGGCCGCCGAAGAAGCGATGGACTGGATGTCGATCATCTGTCTGGCTCGGGCGGCCACCAGTTCCATGTTGGCAGCAAGGTAGTTCTTGACAGTGTTGTCGATGTAGTTATTCACCATGTTTTTAAGGCGTCGAAACATCAAGCGTTCTCCTCACGGGTAAGGCCAAACCGGGAATAGTCAGCACACTGGTCCATCAGGAAGTCGCCCATCCGCTCTTCCATCAGGGAAACGAAACGATCAAACGCCTTGCGGTTCTCTGCCCGCAGGCCCGCGGTTTCCAGCCACTCGGCGTAGAACAGCCGCACATGCTCAGCCCACTGGACGGGCTCGTACAGTTCTGTCTCCATGGTTTCTCCTCAGTCGGCGGCAAGGGGCATGATTACGGAATCGAACAGCACGTCGTTGTTGCACCAGAAATGCACAGCACTCTGCTTGTCGGTGGCAGAGACTTGCACCTCGTCGTATCCACACTGGATCGCAGTCTCGGCCATGTCACGGAGGAACTTGGCGTCCATCCGCATGGCGACAGGGCCGACTTGCAGGTCCATGGCCATTGGGTAGGCCTTGGGATTCTCTTTGATGAACTTCCTGGCCTGGTCCCGCAGCCAGTAGGTGTCGATGGTGTCTCGCCTGTCGGACGCCGCCGGCACCAGAACATCGTCTGTCTTCGGCCAGCGTTCATCGGTCACGGTCGGCGTCACGGAGGTGCCGACGTTTTTGCCGTACAGCGTGACATCACCGTTCAGGCTGGCGAAGTAGCCGCCGTCACTGACGCCGACAGTCTTCAGCGCCTTTGACAGCACCTTGCCTTCCAGCCGGTACTCACACTCCGGACCCTCGCTCGCCCAGGTCAGGCGGCACAGTCGCCGCCCGTCCGTAGCCTCGGCAAAGACGAAGCCGCCTGCCCGCCTGAGCCGGACGCAACTGAGCTGGTATCGGCTCGCCTCATTGTCGGTCCACTTGGGCAGGGCAGCGATTGCTTTTGGGATGTACATCAGGACTCCTCCTTTTGGGTGTTGGGGATGGTCTGGCCGATGGAGTCGGCAATGTTGTGCAGCCACTCCTGATCGTCTGGGTGCATGCCGAAGTACTCATCAGCCAGTTCGCTGAAGAATCCCTCCTTGCCCTGGACGGGGCTGGAGTAGAAGGACTCCAGCTTCCCATCCCGCAGCATGCACACCTGCCGTTCTTCGTTGACCAGGAACACGTAGCCGCTGCTTCGGTTGAACGCGGGACGCACTCCGGTGTCGTCAAAGTCATCCGGCAGACCGTGGTCGCCCCACGCCCGCATGATGTCGATCAGAATGTGACGCTCCCGTGAGCAGGAGCAGATGTCTGCGAAGTCTTCGGTGTAGTAGTCGTTCACTGCGCTGCCCCCTGTGGTTGGGTCTGGAAGAAATGCCGAATCAACACCTCTAGGCTGACGATCTGTGCAGGCTCAGGGCCGACTGGATGCAGGTACACCTTGCAGCCATGCACCTCGTCCCACGTATCACCGTCGCTTAACTGCACCACTGCCCGGCCGCCATCCAGGGCGGCGATTGCTTGCTGGTCTTCAGGTCGCATCACACGCACTCCAGGATGCCGCACACATCCTTGTAGACCCCAGCACTGCGGCCCTCGTACTGTGGGTACTTCCGAACAAACTGCCGCACCACATATGCCAGCCGCTCACTGCGGTTCTGCCCGTAGGCACGGGACGCATGCCAGCACTGGCTGACATAGTTCCGCTCACACTCCTTGATGAACCGCGTCTCATAGGGAGGCTGGATGGTCAGGGATCGCATGTAGTCAAAGTCCACGTCTCACCTCACGCTGCCAGGTAGTACTCAGGCTCAGCCTCGGCGGGGTGTACGCTCCCCACCTGGTCGATGCCGGTCGGCACCGCAAACTCCGATTCGCAGGCATCCTCACGCTTGTCGCCTGAGGCTTTCAGCCGCAGGCCGACGCACACATCCACAGGGTCAGTGAACCGCAGATCCAGCCGGTCACCGTCCACCACACGCCAGACCTTCCCGTTGGGGTCAGTCCAGGTGGCAGGCAGGTAGCCGAACTCACTGCCCCACGGGTTCCACACGGTGTCGAACACCACTGCGATGTTCGATCCGGTGCGGTAGACACGCTCCCAGTCCTTGGCCTGCGTGCCGTCGTTGTAACTGTACGTCAGGTGGTAGTTAGCCGGAACAGAACCCAGACGCTCAGAGCATTTGGTGTAGTCCCAGAACCTCCAGCCATAGTCAAACATCCACGGGAACAACTTCAGCCAGTGAACATCGGAGTCCACATTGGCACGGGCTGCGATGATGTAGTCACTGGCATTGCGGGTGATCTTGTCCATCTCACGCCGCAGGTAGGCACCGAACGTCCGGGGGTTCTCACTGAGCCACCGTGTCAGGTTGATCCGGGCCGCACGCACAAAGTCAGACTGACCATGCCCAGCCTCCCAGGTGACACAGGGGCCAGAACACATGGACAACCCCCTGCGGTTGGCCCACTGTCCAATCTCATAGACATCCTTGCCATCATCCAGCATTGACTGCATCACAGACCTTCTCAGGGCCCGTGGGCAGGTATTGACACCAGAGCTGTCAGAGGAGGCCAGGGAGATCGTATAGACCTTGTATTCCTCTCCGTGGTGGCTGATCTTCGTATTGCTGTCACCGTCCTGAATGATCTGTGCAACCTTGTAGGCCATTGATGTACTCCTGTTGGCTGTCCGCATCACATGGGTCAGGCTGTCCGCACCTGCCCGCAGCACTTGGCTGTCCGCATCAGTCGCTGCCCGCATGGCTGTCCGCACCACTGAGGAGGGAGGCCGGGGGCCAGAGTCACGCTCCGCCGGGGGTCGCCGGGGAGCCTCCACGGCCCCAGAGGGGGCCGGAAACCGCTGAAAACAGGCCGAAAACGCGGCCGAAACGGCCGAACGGCGGGCGGCAAAACGCCGCCTTTATTAGTAGGCGGCGACGGCGACCCAAAAAAACCGCGCCGGCCGGGATTTTAGGTCGGCGGTTGCCGCCTAGTAGATGTGGCGACCGAACGAACGGCCGCCCGCCCGCCGCAGCGACCAGCGGCAACCAACAGGGAGCGCCACCATGTCCGCCACGTACGAACTGAAGCCCGCCACCAAGACCACCCCCGCCACGCTGGTGGTGACGATCCCGGTGAACGCCGACGCCCCGTTGAGCAGCACCGGCAAGACTCGGCTTGTTGCCACCACCCATGGCAACCAGCCGACGCCCATCACCATCAACGGGCAGGTGGTCAAAGTTGGTCTGACCGCCTTCTATAAGGCCTGACCCGCAGCAGCCGCCGCCGGGGTTGCAACGTCGCAGCCCCGGCGGCACAGCCGCACAACCACACAGGAGCCGAACAGATGGCCGTGACCCTTGAACTGTCAGCCGATTACCACGGGCCGCAGGGCCGCATCGTCACCGACTATCACCAACACCGGCTCCCAAGCATCACCGCAGCCCTTGCCGTGACCGACTCCACATGGCAGCGGGTCGGACGCCGCCGGGGAACACAACTCCACGTCCGCATCACGCCTGATGACGGTATGCCGATAGTAACTCGCAGATTCCGGCGAGACTAATAAAATGCTAACTTGCAAACCCCACCCCAGCCGATTACAATCCAAGAACCACGGCCGGACACCGTGGCAACCCCAACGGAGCGACACCATGAGAATCGCAGCCCCCACCGAATCCCAAGCAGCAGACGCCCGCCGTATGGCGTTCCGGTTTTGCGTCAGCCGCGGAATGCCGCACCATGACGCAGACGATGCAGCACAGGCCACCGTGCTAAAGGTTTTGACCCGTGACTGGAAGAACACGCCGAACGACGTTCTCCACGGGGTGGCCCGGATTCTCCATCAGGCCCGCCGGTACGGGGTGTGGACGCTGCTGCCGGGGAACACCACGCGCCGCGACCGGGCCGCAGCCGAACCGGCACCGGTGCGGGACACGGCCCCGCCCTACGCCGATCCGGCCGTAGTGGCTGCAATGGCAGACCGCCCAGCAGGCAGCGACCGCAAACGGGCCGCAGCCCGGGCGGGGTTGACGCCCGCAGCGTACACGCTCCATGCCATGGGGTGGGGGCCGATGGACGAAGACGACGCGGCCCGAACCGTCCCCAGTGTCCCGCAATGCGGCCCCGGCTACACGCCGCCGACCGTAGGCGACCACGGCAGCGTAGGCAGCACCGACCCCAACCCGGCCAGCCGTGACGCGGCCCGGTTGCGGTGCCTGAATGACTGGCGGAGGGTGGCAGGGTTGCCGCCGATCCAGTGAACCGCACCGGGCCGCACAGCACCCCAGACGATCCCACCACCACAGGAGCCCAAGACCATGAACACCGACACGCCCACCAGCCGCCTTATGAGGGTGACCAACCACCAGTCGGGAATGATCGCCAACGCCCTACGAACCCAAGCCTCCCGCCAACTACAGGAGGCGGCAGCACTCGCCGCCGAGGGTGACCACGTTCTTGCGTTCGCTGAGGTAATGACCGTCGCCAGCGTCTACCGGCTCGCCGCCCAGTACGGGGACGACCAGTAGCCGACACGCCCGGCCCGCAGCAGACCCGACACGGGGAGCGCGGGCCGGGCAGACACAGCAGCCTCCCCGGCGGTGATCCCGGGGCGCGGCGGGCAACGATCCCGCCTACAGCCGGAAGGGGAAGACTTCCGGACGCACGGCCCCGGACGCGGGGCCGCACCGTACACGCGGGGGCCGTCCACGGCGGCACCGCCTGCAACCGCTGCGGGGGTGGACGCACCCAGCCGACCGGCACCACCGGCAACCGCAGACGCGGCAGGCGGGGGGGGTTCGATACCCCCGGCCCTCTCAGCACACGCGGCCCCGGCACCAGTGCGACCGCCGACAGGCGACCACGCACGGCCGGGGCCGCACGGGCGGGCAATGCACCACCACCGACCCAGCCGCCGCCGCCGCCGACCACGCGGCCGGACTGCGAGGCCCGGCACCTCGTCGCCGCGGGGGGGTGCCAGCATACGAACCCCCGCCGAACGCCTAACCCATGACGCCGCCGAGGGTTGCGGCCGATGGACGCCCGGCCCGGGCGCCCGCTGCGACTGCCCGCCGAGGGGCTAGCAGACCGGGCCGATACGCCACCCGTGACACGCTGGCGGCGCGCGCTCGCTCGCTTCGCTCGCTCGCTTTGAGCGGTACGCATCGCAAGCGATGCTGGCCGCTTCCGTTCAGCGGAACGCATCGCAAGCGATGCTGGCTTCGCCGAGCCGCCCCCCTGCCCCCCCCGCTGCGCGGAGGGGGGTATGTCATACCCTCTCCTGGATTTTTTCACACATCTGGGATCGGCGTGACCGGGTCCCCTTCCGCTCCCAGAGTTTAGCACCCCCCCGGGTTTTGCGTGGTCGCTCGCTGGGCACTGACCACCATGGACCCACTGAAAATCGTCCGCAGCGTTGACGACCTGGCGTCCCGCCTGGCTACCCAGTCCGCTCCGAAGGTTTTCATCGGCACCCCGCCGCCCATGCGGCCGTTGTCGATGCTGTCGGATGCCGTCCCGCACCCAGCCGTTGGGTTTGAGCCGATCCCGCTCTCCCGCCATGCCGGCGAGATCACGCCCTATGAGCGGCGGAAGTACCGGCTGGCTACCGAATCGTTGGCTGAGCCTTTGGACCGTGGGCTGGAGATGGGGTACGCAAGCTGGCACAACACTGGTCCGCTCCAGGACTATGTGCGTGGCATGTTCCCTACGGTGGAGCAGGGCGATCAGCGGTTCCGGGAGTTGATGGGGATCACTTCTGCGGCCTCGCATGGTACGGGGGTACCCAAGGAGTTGCAGAAGGGGACGCTGTACCACCACCTGCTGCGGCAGGGCGACCTCCCCAAGTTCCGCAACATCCGCACGGCGACCAGCTGGGCCCAGAAGGCGCGGGACGAAGGGCTGATCCCTGAGGGGTACGGCCACTCCATGCAGGGCAACGACCTTCTGGCGATCAGTAAGTTCTGGGATGGTGGGCTTGGGTTCCCCCGTGAGGGCAAGTCCGGTGAGGCGTACAAGATCGCCTCCTACTTCGCCAACAAGATGGGCGACCTGTCGCCGGCCACGCTGGACACCTGGATGTACCGCATGCAGAAGGCGGAGCCTGGCCGCACCCAGCACTACGGTCACCTGGAGGATCTGCTGCGGCGGCTGGCGGCCGAGCGTGGCGTGCAGCCTGGCCAGGCCCAGCCGGCGGTGTGGATGACCCGCGGCGGGGAAATCGGCGTCGATAGCCTGGATCAGCCGTCGTTCATGCACTACCTGGAGGAGATGACTCGCAAGCGGGCCGCCGAGCTTGGCGAGCATCCAGAGAACGTGCTGCGGGACGTGATCCTGGGCAACCAGTACCTCTACCGTCCAGACGAGCAGATGCAGACGCAGGTCTAGTCGGCGGGCAATAACCTGCATGGCTGACCCACTGTCTACAAGCACCAATATCCTGCGCAAGCTCATGGGCAAGCCAGTGCCTCCCCCGCCGGGACGCATTCCCGCCATGCTTGCCGCCCGGCGGGCAATGGTAGATGCGCCATACATGACGCGGTTTGAAGGCGTTGACTTGCCTGACGGCGGCTGGATGCCAACCAAGCGACTGGTAGAGCCGAATCCGCTCGCAAGGAGCGCCCCTGGCTTGCTCCCTGGAGACAGGGATTTCCTGCGGATGCATGCCAGGGAGCACCTGGATGGCAACAAGGATATTACCGGTTTTTATGACCCTAATTACGGCCTTGTTGTTTACCCGGATAAACACAACGCAACTTCTGTCAACCCGTATGGCACTCGCAGGCATGAGGTTATGCACGGCTATAACCACGCTGCCCGGATGGGTGCGAAAGATTTGCCGCTTATGTCCAGGGTGGCCAGTGCCGTTCCGCATGCCTTGTCTCGTCCTCTAGACGAGCTGATTGCGCAGCGGGTGGGCGGCAGAGCGTTCATGGAAATTCCGTGGGACTGGTACGCCAACCAATACGCCACGGAGGGGAGCGCTGGTGCGGCCCGCGTAGCCCGCGCCTTAAGCGCCGCCCAGAATGCCGTACATTACGCACCTCACGCTATACTCTTGGGTGGGGGCGCAAGTGCGGCGTACGAGCTTGGTAAGGCCATGGCTCCAGAGGAGGAGTGATGGGCGGGCCACTTCAGGCTGCTAATAAAATTCGACGGCTCCTTGGCTCCGACGTTGCTGCGGCCGTCCCTGGCCTGCGTGCTGTGGACGAGTCACTGAAGTGGCCGCTCATCTCCCGTGCCGGCAACCTGAATCAGGCATCCGGGGCGAATGAGCTGTACGCCATGCTCCCAGCGGAGGTGGTGGCGTCAGGGTACGCGGATCCGGCGGAGGCCTTGCGGGTGGCGAGTCGGTCAGGCTTGCAGGTGCTGGGGGCCGCGCCGCCGCGGGGAGATGTCCCCCGGGACTTTCCGGGACTGGACCTGGCTGAGGTTCCTGCGTTTTTATATCCCGGGCGAACCGGCATCCAGGACGGTAACAACCTGGGCCTGGCTGGCGTTGACATGCTAACGCAGTCGCCTGGCCGACAGATTGAAGTGGCGCTAAAGGGCCGCACGCTAGACGACGCCGTGGAGACGGTGCGGCATGAGGCCCTGCACCTCCTGGATCCGGGAGTGTATCGGTCAAACAGATTGTCTCCCGGGAAGTTCCTGTCCAATGAGGCCAAGAACTTTATCCGTGGCTACGCCCCTTTCGACTGGGAGGACCTCACCAAGTACTGGGGTAATCAGGACGAGATCAACGCCACTCTGTCCAGGATTCGGCGGCTCCGCTCGCAGCAGGAGCTGGTGACCACACCGGATCAAGCTAGGGAGATGCTGGACCGGGTCATCCAATCCACTGGTGCCTCTGGAAAGTACACGCAGCAGGACATCAGAGACGGCTGGACTGCGCGGGCTGTCTTGAACAGCAAGCAGCACCTTGAGCGGCTCATGCCATGGATGACTGGCGCCCTGTCGGCCGGCGGCGTTGCGGTGGGCACTAACTCCATGGAGGACCAGTAATGAATCCTGAAGATCGCATTCGCATGCTGATGGAAGAGAACGCCATGCTGCGGTCGCAGCTTGGCAAGGGCAATCCATATGCCGAGGTACCTCCATCCCAGCGGCCGCCGCTGCTGGATGACTTTGAACTAGCGGACATAGATGCCGAGCTGGACCGACGCCTTTCTGGCGAACGCCCGAAGCGAGCTATCCAGCAGATGCCCCACAAGGCAGGCCAGGGCGACGGGCCCTACATCAAGAAGATGCCGTACAAGCGTGGCAGCGGCGGCGACTCGTCCCAGTACATCAGGAAGCTGTGATGTTCGACGCAATCGACTGGCTTGACTGGGAGGATGACCCGTATGGCGAGTGAGGACAACATCCGCAAGCTTCGCCCAGGCCTGTGGGCCAACATCCACGCCAAGCGTGAGCGCGGCGAGCAGCCGGCCAAGCCAGGCGACAAGGGCTACCCTGACCAGAAGCAGTGGGAGAAGCTCAGTGGCAAGTGAAGACAACATCCGCCGGCTGCGGCCCAACCAGCCGGTTCGCACGCCCAACCATCCTGAGAAGAGCCACATGGTCCTGGCCAAGGTGGGCGATCAGGAGCGCCTGATCCGCTTTGGCCAGCAGGGCGTGCAGGGCTCTCCGGAGAAGGATGGGGAGTCTGAGGCCTACCGCAATCGACGGGAGGCGTTCAAGGCTCGCCACGCCTCCAACATCGCCAAGGGGAAGATGTCTGCCGCCTACTGGGCCGACCGGGTGAAGTGGTAGATGGCCTGCTGTAAGTGCTGCTGTGGGAATGTGAACTGCACTGAGGGGCAGGCAGGCAAGTGCTGCTGCGGCGGCGTTTACGGTGATTGCTGCCAGGTTGGCGAGTACTGCTGCTCTGGGGTGTGTCAGCCGGGCCCGTGCTGTGATGGGGCGTGCGACGATGATTCGGACTGTCCGGATGGCTGCGTCTGCGTGGGTGGCGAGTGCGTGGCGGCCGGGTACTGCTGCTACAAGTCCGTGGCTGGGTCGTATTCGTTTTCGATCAACAGCAGCTCCGGGACGGTCACAAACGGGATGTGGCTCTCTTGGCCGTACTACCTGGACATCTACTGCACCCCAGGCGTGGCGAAGTGTGGCGTGACTCAGGGGGATGGTTTGTTCTTGGAGTACAGCGACGGCACGCACACCTGGCAGGGCTATGAGGCTGGCAACGCCATGACCTACCCCTGCTCTGCCTCAGACCCGCTCGCCGGGACGTACACATTGAAAAACTGCACCACCGCTGCCACGGCCACGCTGACTATCACATGAGAGCAGTCGTTTGCACCTATAGCCGGCATGACTTAGCCGCCATGGCCGTGGCCAGTGTGCGAAGGCATGCCATGGGTGTTTCCTCTGTCGTTGTCCTGGACGCTTCCGGGACGCTGAAGTCCTGTGAGGGTGCGGATGAGGTCAGGCATGTTGACTTCGGAGTCCGCGGCGGAGTGTTTGCCGCCATCCGGGAGTTTCCGGGTGAACCCCTGCTGTGCATCGATGACGATGTGATCCTCTTGGAGCCGATCAACGCCGAGGTCCGGTACACGGCGGGGATCTCCAAGCCGCTAAACGGGCACATGGTGATGGCCTATCTTCCCGGCCGAGAGTCGCACAGCCGCTTGCGGCAGGTTCGCCTAGGTCGCAAAGAGAAACTGACCGGCTATCCGTGGAGCGAAGCCGCGGCGGAACACCAGTGCGAACTGATCGACGGTGTCTGGCTCCACATCGACCGCGGCAGCACCGGAGCGAACAAGACGCGGGAGGCTCTGGAAGAGGCATTGCTTCCCGGCCCAGGTGCGGAGCTGAAGTCGCTGCTGGGCTATGTCGGCATCAAAGCGACTCCCTCCTGCCCCTGTAACCAGCGGGCCAAGGTGATGAATGAGCGCGGCTGTGACTGGTGCGAAGAGAACATCGACACCATCTCTGGCTGGCTGGAGGAAGAGGCTAAGAAGCGGAGCCTCCCGTACGTCCACGCGGCTGGGAGGATGCTGATTCGCCTGGCGATCCGCCGGGCACGCAAGAAGGGCACTAACCCTTAGGTCACAGGAGAACATTCATGGACTTGCAGGACATCCTTGGTGCGGGCGCGCGGTTCCTCATGCCGCAGCAGGTTCAGGAGCAGGAGAATGCCGGCGACGAGGAGCGTACTCGCCAGCAGCGGATCGCCCGCGCCCAGGCCGGCAGACTTCCCGGCGTTGCGCCCGGCGCCTACGGCCCGACGCAGTTCATGGGTTTTGCCAACTCGGCCATGGCCCCGGGCATGACGGCGCATGCGAATGCCGCTGGCCAGATCAACGATGCGATCTCGCAGGAGATGCAGTCCCGCGTAGCCCAGGAGCGTGAGGCTCGCCGCATGCAGCATGAGAAAGACATGCTGAACATGCGCATCCAGGCCGCGGGCGGCGATGGCTCCGGCGGCATGGACCGCGGCACGGTGATCAGGGAACTGCTTTCTCGCATGCGGGGGTAAGGCGGCATGGCTGAACCTTTTGGGCCTGACGCCGAGCTGGAGGCACGGGCCGAGCGGCTTCGGCAGGCGCGTCTCGCACTGGCCAAGAGCCGCCGGACTGAGCCGCAGTTACGGAAAGGCCTTGGCCTTCCTTACGGGCCGCTGTCGCCGGAGCAGTCGCTGGCTGTGTCGGAGGCGGACTCGCAGTCGTACCACGGCAGCCCCGAGGCGCGGGCCGTGGAGTTCGCACAGAAGTCTCTTGATCAAGGATTCGAAGACCACCCCCAAAACCTCCTGGCCTCTGCCATGGCCGGCGCAAAGAAGGTGAGTGTGCCGCAGCTGTCAGGTTTTCAGTGGGCGTACGCCAACCCCAGCCTGCTGACGGCCGTGCCGCGGTCGGACGACGATAGGATGGCCAACGCCCGCCAGATGTACATCCTGGACAAGATTCGACCTCACACTCAGCGGCACCCATCAGGCAGCCCCCTGGCGATTGACAACTACCACGGCCCCGGGAGTGACATCCTTCAGGAGGCCATGGTCAGTGACATGTACTTTCAGCAGAATCCGGACATCCGCAAGATGCTGGAGTCACCCTATAAGTACGTGCCGGAAGGCTATACGCCTGAAATGGAGAAGCTCTCTCCCGAGCAGCTGATCACTGAGCCGCTGAACCGTGCGACTAGCGCATTGTATGGCGGCCTGGAGCGGTTCTCTGACAACTACCTCGCTTTCGGGCGGGACATGGCGCGTGGGCAGGGCGGATCTGCCTTCAAGGACTTTGCGTACGCAATCCCCAACCTTGTCAGTCCGGTGTTCCACCGCGGTGGTCCCGGGTCCGATCAGGACTGGCGGCCTGATGCTGGTTCGATGGCCTTGCCTATTGAAGCGGCCGGCCAGCTGCCGTTCTTGTTTTACCGGGGCGTCATGCCCAAGCGAGCCTTGCCGGCCGGAGAGCGAATCCGACAGCTGGTCGATCCGGAAGTACTGAACGCCGCATACAGGTCCGCGGCGCGGCGTCACCACCCGGACGTGGGCGGCACAACCGAGGCCATGCAGATACTCAACCGACTGCGAGACATGGGCGACGTGCAGGGCATCGCTCGCATGGCTCAGTGAAAATCGGATTACGTGATCAGGGTCACGGACATTCTTTCCACAGGCACACCCCCCCTAGCCTGAGAGGAAAGACATGAGCGACGAAGCACCGCAGGTTGATATGCCGGATAGCCCGGCACCTGAAGCTCCCTCGCAGTCCTTTGACAATCCGACGCCGACGCAGCCGCAAGGCAGCGTCTATGACGCCTTCAAGGCGCTCCCTGAGTTCCAGGGCGCCGACGACGTGGCGATTGCTCAGACCCTGTACCAGTCGATGCAGGGTTACCAGCAGGCCCAGCAGCAGCTCCGCCAGTATCAGGACGTGATGCCGGCGACGATGGAGTACATGCAGAACCGGCAGCGTTACCAGGAATGGCAAAACGCTCAGCAGGCTCAGCAGACCAAGGCTCCAGAGCAGCCCAAGTGGTGGAACCCGCCCCAGGTCAAAGACACCTGGCGGAACTACATCGTCCGGGACCCGCAGACGGGCCGAGAGGTCATCGACCCCAACGCTCCGCTGGAAGCCAAGATGGCTCTCCAGGAGTACCAGACCTACACGGCTGACTTCGCTAAGCGATTCGTCACCAACCCAGAAGACACGCTGAAGCCCTTCATCGAACAGGTGGCTCAGCAGAAGGCCCAGGAGCTGGTTCAACAGCACCTTGGCCAATACACCGCACAAAACTACGTCTCCAGCCTGGAGCAGCAGAACGCTGACTGGCTGTACGACACCAGAGGCCAGATCAGCCCGGAAGGCCGGGCGATCCAGGGCTACATCGAACAAGCAGCTCAGTCAGGCATTGGCACTCCGGAAGCCCGGTGGCAGTACGCCACCAGCATGCTGGAGCGTGACCTACTGAACCTGCGATACCAGCAGATGATGGCCGGCATGCAGCAGCAGGCTCCTCCGAGGGAGCCAGCGCCAGCCGCGCCGGAGCCGCCGGTAGCACAATCGAACATGCAGTTCCTGAGGGAGCGTGCCACACGCACGCCCAGCAGGAGCGGCGGGGCAACGGAGCCGCGGGTTCCAGGCCCAAAAATGACGCTTGAGGAACGCCTTAAAAGCCAGCTCGTAAAAGACGGCTTGATCTAGGAGTAACAGATGGCCAGTACGACCGACTTCGCCCGTTCTATCGCCACTACCCTGGTTAACCACCTCAGGGAAGAGGAGATTGCGTCCCTTCGTAAGTACATGGTGTTCGCCGCCATCGAAAGCCGTGGCAACATCCGGATGAACATGTCCGGCCGTGGCTTCGACTGGGAGGTGTCGTACCGCCTGCATCAGCCGAGCGGGAACAACGGTGAGACTCCGCGTTCCTTCAGCCGTCAGAACCTCTGGAAGAGGGCGGAGCTGGAGTACCGTGGCTATCAGGCCACAGACAGCATCTTCCGCAAGGAGCTTCTGGAGAACCGGGGCACCAACGCCCTCGTCAATATCGCTGGCAAGATGACCAGCCGGCTGGTCACCAGCATCGAACAGTACCTGAGCCAAGAGGTATACATCGACGGTTCGGCCGCGGGAAATGAGCTGAGATACCACGGCCTGGAAAGTTTTTTCGGCGTCAACGGCACGCTGAACGTCAGCACGGGTGCCCAGCGTGCGGCCAACGCGGCCGATCCGTTTGGCTCGCCGTCTGACACCTACGCCGGACTCAGCACGCAGCTGGGTTACTACGGCGGCTCGCAGAACGAAGGCGTCTGGCCGGCCGGCAAGGCCGACAGCGAGTTCGACTTCTACGCGCCGCTGGTTGTCAATTACACCAGCACGTACTTCGGCAACTCCACCTGGGCTGCCAACTGCGTGAAGGCGTTGCGTGAGGGCCTCCACTTTGCGAAGCGGAACGACACCAAGGAAGACGCTGTTGACCTGGTGGTGATGGACCGGAAGCTCTTCATTGACTTCCTGAACGCTCAGGACGCCAAGGAGCGGGTCATCATCTCCAGTGAGAACAGCATGAAGAGCTACGGCTTCAACACCGTGCAGCTGGACGGAGTGGAGCTGGGGACTGAGTACGCCGTGCCGGCCAACTGTGCGTACGGCCTCGCCATCGGGAACATCGAACTCCTGAACATGGAGGGACAGATGTATAACAGCGAGGGTCCTTTCTACGACGAAACCACGCAAAGTTATCGTTACTGTGTGTCTACCTTGGGCAACCTTAAGTTTAAGTCCCCGAGGTCGTTCATTAAGTGGACCAACCTCGCCTGACCATAGGAGCAGTTTGAATGTCGCTGAACTTAGATCCTCCCTTCGCTCTTGGCCAGACCCTTGGCGTGTCGTCCACCGCGGACGGCGTCGGCTGGGTGGGCGTGGTGAAGCAGTTTCCTGACGTGAATCCGACGACGGGCCGAATCCGGTCGAACCGGCTGAAGGTTTGCATCGCCGTGCGGAACACCTCTGGCGTGACCCTCCTGCCGAAGCGGGTTGTCTCGTTCAAGAGTGGTTCGATCTCGGAGGTGGATGGCTACACCAACGCCACCGACGAGATTTCGGCCGGCGTGGTGGACGAGCATCTGACTTCGGCCGGCGTGGCCAACAACGACGTGTTCTGGATCACGGTCCAGGGCCCGACTGAGGTCAAGCTGGGCCCTGCCCAGACGGCCGCGGCCGAAACGTCTCTGGTTGCCCTCACGGCTGCGGCTAGCACGGACAGCACCACGGCTGGCCAGGCTCAGACCGGAGCGGCCACGTTCCTTCAGGCTGGTTACATCGGCCGGGCGCTCTCGGCGGGCACCACGGGCCAGAACGTCCTGGCACTTGTCAACCTCGTCCGGAGCTGAGCATGGCTGCTGACGCCAACATCCGCAGGAAGATCGTCATCGGCCTTGCTGACCAGCAGGCCGGTGACGAGGTGGGCAATGTGGTCCGGCACACTACCGGCACCACTAACGCCCTGACGATTGGGGCCACCACGCTCCGCCTTGGGGTGACGGGTGGCACGGTGGCGTTCTTCGGCGGCACCGGGTCGGCCCTGGCGACCAGTGCGGCCGTCACGGACTTCGCCTCGCTGAAGACGGCCCTCCAGGCTTACGGGCTCGTCGGTACTTGATACATGCCCTTTCGGGGGCTAGGGGGAGGCCTCTGACCTGGGCAACTGGGTCAGAGGCTTTTCTGTTATGGACCAGTCGGCAATCCAAAACCTGGACTACCTGCGTGAGCTGATCGCCATGGTGCGAGCGGCTGGCGAGATGCAGGACATGGAACGTCTCCGGATGTTCTCCGGCATGGGCGTTGGCACCGACGCTGTGACGCAGGAGGACCGCTGATGTCGCTGATTATGCCAAACGGCAACAGGACAATCCCGTATGGCGGCGACTGGATGAAAGGGCAGCCTCGCCCACAGCAGCCTCAGCAGGGGTACCCCCAGCGTCCGACAATCCAGCGTCCTGGTCAGGCGCAGCCCCAGCAAGATCCCTACGGCACCGCCACACCGTACGGCGGCAAGCCTCAGTCCATGGGGCCGCAGTGGAACCAGGGCGGCACCAATCAGCAGCAGTCCCGGCAGCAGCCCTTCCAGCAGTACATGTCGCAGGGCTCGCCGTACGGAGGCGGCAACCAGTCCCAGCAGCAACCAGCCATTGACCCCAACGTCGCCAACAATCCCTATGCCAACCGCCCGCCACCGTTCCAGGCGACCACGCAGAACTTCGACGGCACCCAATCGGAGATGCCCAACTACCAGCAACAGTACGCCTTCATCAGCCAGATCAACAACCAGTTGGGGCAGATGCAGAACCAGAGCTGGCAGCAGCCCGGCGTGGGGGCTCCGCAGTTCGACTTCCCGCAGATGTGGGGGCAGGCTGGCGAGATGGCCCAGCAGGGTTTCCAGAACCCGTTTGCACAGGCTGGCCAGGGGCTCTTGGGCACGCTCCAGCAGCAGTCCACGCCGTCCATGTACCGCCCGCCGCAGCAGGGCGGCATTAGCGCGCGGGAGCTGGGGATTGGCCCATCAGTGACATATCGCCAGCCGGATGGCGGGGTTGGGCACACGCCGACGAGTCCCGCTTCGCCGCCGAAGCGCGGGGCAGACAATATCCAGGCGGATCCTGGGATGATGGATCGCTATCGGAGTGACCTGGAGGCGTCCCGGGCGAAGGAAGCGGATTACCGCAAGCAAATGGATGCCGCCCGCGGCACACCTCAGTATGAAAACCGGGCCCGGCTCCACCGGCTTGCCCAAGATGAAATCAACAACACACAGTTTATGATTGATTACTACAGTCCAGGCGCAGACCAGCGGGCCTTGGTGCAGTCATTTGAAAGACAGAACAATGCGCGGAGGAAGATGCGCCAGAGCAGCGCCCAGCCTCCAGCACAGAGCGCGCCTCCTCCGGCCGCCAGGCCTGCGGCAAAGACGGGGTGGGTGCGCCAGCTTGATGGATCGTACGCTCCTGCTGGCGTGTATTTGTCTTCCAGCCCTGGTCGAAGTGGGCGGAAGGCTGCCGCTAGTAACGGCCCGCAGTATGCTTGACGCCTGTACACTACTGCCATAAACTGACACCTAACCCCCGAGGTGACACATGCAGCAGAAGTTCAACATCGGTATCGTTACGTTTTCGTACGGCGGCAACGGTGGCATCTCCTCTGAGGTGCCTGACATCCGTGAGTGGATGGTCCCGCTGGTAGCGGACATCTCCAAGGATCCCCGCGTCAACGCGGTGCGTGTCTGGAATCTTGCAGATACGCCGATCACCATGACCCGCAACCGGGCCGTGATGCAGGCCCGCCAGAACGATGTTGATGTTCTGGTGATGGTCGATTCGGACATGAAGCCTGACCTGTACGCAGGCCACCCGGACACCAAGCCGTTCTTCCAGACCTCCTTCGACTTCCTGGTCAACCACTACCACAAGGGCCCGGTGGTGATCGGTGCCCCGTACTGCGGGCCGCCGCCCGTGGAGTGCGTCTACGTGTTCCGGTGGCAGAACATGGCCTCCGAGAACCCCAACCCCGACTTCCAGTTGGAGATGTACGACCGCCACACGGCCGTGAAGATGGCGGGCATCCAGGAGTGCGCCGCACTTCCAACTGGCCTGATCATGTACGACATGCGGGCCTTCGATCTTACGGAGCCGAAGAAGGAAGGCGACAAGCCCTGGTTCTACTATGAGTGGAAGGACCGCTTCGCTGCCGAGAAGGCGTCCACCGAAGATGTGACCATGACCCGTGACCTGTCGCTGGTCGGCTCCCAGGCGCTGGGCTACAACCCGGTCTTCTGCAACTGGGATGCGTGGGCTGGTCACTGGAAGCCGAAGTGCGTCGGCAAGCCGCAGGTGATCGCAGCCGAGGGCATCTCGCACAAGCTGAAGGACTGCTGGGAGGCCAAGGTCGAACCCGGCACCAAGCTGGTGGAGTTCAAGTCCTCTGTGAAGCTGCCCGTGTTCGACAGCCTGGGTATGGAACTTCCGGGGCAAGATGCCAACGCTCTGGTGGCGATGGTGACGCAGTTCACGCAGGAGAATGGCCGCCCGCCCGTGGTGTGCGAGGTGGGCTCCTGGGCCGGTCGGTCGGCCGTGATCCTGGCCAAGGCCGGGGCGAAGGAAGTTGTCTGCGTCGATACCTGGGAAGGATCTGAGAACGACGCAGGTTGCAAGGCCTACGACGGCTCACGCGGCACGCCGCTCCAGGTGTTTCTCCGAAACACCGCTGGGCTGCCGATCCGCGCTTGCTGCTCTCGTTCGCCGGAAGCAGCCCGCCACTTCAAGGACGGTGAGTTCGACATCGTCTACATCGATGCCGAGCATGACTACGAATCCGTGAGGGCCGACATCGAAGCGTGGAAGCCCAAGGCCAAGCACGTCCTGGCCGGGCATGATTACCACTCCTTCCCGGATGTCCAGCGAGCCGTGAAGGACTCCGGCTTGACGCCGCACGTCGAAGGCAACGTCTGGATGACCAGGGTGTGAACGATGGACCAGGCAGCCACCAAGCGGTGCAACAAGTGCCAGAAGGAGCTGCCGGCCCATGCCTTCCATGTGGCGGCGGACGGCCGCCGGCACTCGCAGTGCAAGGCCTGCCGTTCGGACGGCGAGCGGAAGCGCCGCAAGCGTTCCAAGGACGAGCGGCTGGATCGGATCGAAGCCAATGCGGTGGATGCCTTCTGCCAGGTGGCCCGCCTTGGGGGCAGCAATGTTCCCCACAGCGCAGAGCTGGTGGAAACGATCATGGAGTACATGGGCGGCGTGGCGGGTTTCTCCAACCTCTTCATGAAGCAGTACTACGACAGCCCGCCGGGCGGTGCCCACCGGACGAGAATGCTGGAGACGATTGCGCGGCTGGTCACCAACAACACGGCCATGGGCGGCGCCAAGAAGCCCATGTCTCACTGGACAGAGGACGAGCTGGAAGACGAGTTGCGGCAGCGCGTGCTGGAGACTGCAACGATCATCACGGCACTGCCGGCCATGGAGAAGCGTGAAGAAGCACCCGCGCAAAATCCCTGAGCCGCCGAAGCCTCCGGTGGTTCCAGGCATCACTCAGCACCGCCTGAACGTCCTGAAGGAAGTCCAGTCTGAGCTGAAGAGTCGCAAGATAGAGGCCCTCCGGCTGTACCAGCCGATGCCACACCAGGAGGAGATGCATGCCTGCATGGCCTCTGAGCGGATCGTCCTGGGCGGCAACCGCAGCGGCAAGTCCCTGTCCACGTTTGTGGAGGACGCCAGGGCCCTGACGGGGCAGGACCCGCACAACAAGTACCCGACCGAAGGCGGCAACCTGGTGGTGGTGGGCCGGAACTGGCCCCACATCGGCCTGGTCTGCTACCCGATGCTGTTTAAGGCCGGGGCGTTCAAGATCATCAAGGATGCCGAGACTAAGGAGTGGCGAGCATTCAACCCGGTCAC